TTTCAAAATCAACATAAAATTCTACCTTATTTGAACTCTTCCAATTATTTAAATTATTTGTAATCTTTTTTGGTAGAACTTTTGTTCTTTTCATTTTATTTATATCAATTATCTTTTGTAAAAGAATACCTTTATCTGAATCTGATTTAATTCCTAATACTTCGGGTGTCAAATCTGGATCATCCCAAGTATAAATACCTTGGTCATGTGCTTTTCTACGAACTTTTGGCCCAACTTGCCATAATAGCGAAATATCTTTTAATTTAATAGCTAATTGTTTCTTTACTTTTGACCATCCACCAGATGCTTGAGAACTAAAAATTAATGGATATAATTCTGCTCTAGACGGTTTTGGTGTAATTTTCCATTTATGTCCATTCTTTTCAACATCTCTATACCAAACCATAGCATTATTTATATCATCAATATAATGTTTATCTTTTTCACTAAAATTAAGATAACCTAATTTTTTCCAATCTCTATATTTTTTTGTCTTTTTTCCACCCTTAGTCCCTTTCCAACCATTACCTACTAAAAATGCGAATGATGGTGTGTATCCTTGAACTTTTCCTAATAATTCATTCTGAAATGTTAATTGAGCTTTATACATTTTTGTGATAAAATCATCTGATAATGAACGACCATCAGATAGTAAAGAAAGAATTTTATATCTTAATGAAAATGCTACATAAAACCAATTTGTACTATAATAAGATGCTCCCTCTTTGATATCTACTTTTAATCTATATTTATCAAAGATTTTTTGGACATAATCACTTCTAATAAGTAAATCAATTGTTGTATATGATTTTGTATCTTCATCTGAAAGCATTCCTTGAATAATTACTGGAACACCATTACTCATATGAGTCTTTGTCATAAGTACTAAATCAATACAATGATTATTAAAATAAGGTAATCTTTTAGTTTTATTAGGATAAATTTCTTCAATTTCTTGTAGAATTTTAGTTTTAAATTTTCCAGTTTTAGTAAATTTCATTAAAGTAAATGGATTAAACGGTTCTCTTTCATATTTTTTATACCCATGTAAATCTAACCAATCGGTTAATGTATCACCAATAATAAAATTTCTAATTTTAGATTCATTTATCCATGATTGTGTACTAATTTTAGTTGTCTTTCTTTTCTTTTTTGGTCTTTCATCTGGAAAAATTAAACTGCGTTTTCTCTTTTTACTACTCTTTTTCAGTTGATTCTTTAATTCTGTATGAAATTTTTTAAATATTGGTCTATTTCTTGTAAACCATTCTCTATTTCTTTCTATAATTAAAAGATTACTATCAGCTAAATACCACCAATTTTTCTTATCTTCATTATAACCACAACAATCTAAATTTTTACATTGCCTTTTTGTATCTACCTCTTTAAATACACATTCATAAAAATAACAATTCTCTAGATTTGCTACTTCTAACTGTAATTGAACTTGTGCATAATAATTTAATGAAATCGCACCACTAAGTCTTCTTGTATATGGACATTTAATTTCTATTAAATAATGATTTGATACAATACCATCTGGACTAGCACCTAAGAATTTATGTTTTTGATGTCTTAAGAGACCAACCTCATATACCTTCTTTTTATACTTTTTCTCAAAAATTTCAATTGCTTTAGGTTCATAATATTGTCCATGTTTTGTATATATATTTTCAAAACGAACATTATTTAATTTTGTTGTCAATAATTTATTTGTACTAGATAATGTATTGTATCCTAAAAGAACACCACAATCACTTGCGGTAATTAGTTTTGTGCGTATTTTATACCATTCTTCTGAACGTTGTTCAATTGAGGATTTTTGTAGTTTACTAATTAATCGACTCTTAGTCATTTTACTAAAATTGAATAATACTTATAAATATTAATATCATTCAATTTTTATATTATTTATTTTTGTATTACATATGAATAGAAAACGTAGATTAGACACTATATTATTTGAAACACCTCAAAATGAAACGCCCCTCTTTAAAAAAAGAAGAATTTTATATGAACCATATGAAATAAAACCCCAACAAAATATATTTGATTTTGTCAAAGAAGAATTTCAGAAAATTAATAACAAATTAGAATTAATTCAAGAAAAAGTACAAAATATTAATACTCGTATAACTTCTATAGAATCTAAGTTAAATAGGGGAGAATCAAAAAAAATTTTAAATTTTATAAAAGAAATGGAGCAATTAAAAATTGATAATGCTCCACCTAAATTTCAAGAACCATGTCCCTATATTTTTTAAGACATATCTTTATGTAATTTGATATTTTGAAGTAAATTACCAAGATCTGTTTTTCTTTCATACACAATATCACCATGATTCTCAAAAACATCTATATCAACAATCGGACTAACACTATTATCAGTTATTCTACCAGATACTATAATATCAAATTTATTTTTATTTTCATTCCATTTTCTTTTACCATATGTTAATAATTCACTAACAATCATACCAACAAATAATTTGAGTTTATCTTGTGGAATATGTAATTTACAACCACTTAATGTAGGACGACAGAAATTATTATCACATCCACTATTACCTTGAGTTTTCTGATTTGTTTCTATTACTTTACACGTCTGTCTAATATGATAGTTTTCATTATAAAGATTACTTCTATCTAGTCCTTCTGTTGTACTAATGTCTTTAATCAATTTTTCAATAATTCTATATAATTGCCTCTTATTATTAAATGATTCATGAGTTTTATATTCGTCTATTTTAGATTGTTTATTATGAGTTTTTTTAATTAAGTTTATAATTTCTGCTTTAGTTTTTTTATATTCTTTTTGCCCTAAGAATTCTGCAAGTTCTAAAACTAGTCTATTATAAATTTCTTGAACTCTAATTGATATAATAATATCTCCTATATTACTCCATTCATTACCAGCTATAACAATATCATTTATTTCATCATAAATATTAATATTACTTATCTTTGTTTTTGTTCCATCTTCTAGTTTAATAATTGTTATATCATTTTTGTCTGAAATAGTTGTATATTTCATTTTTTTGATTGGAATATACCTATCATTTAATAAAACAAGAGAAGTTGCTTTATTTTTTTTAATATATACACCTGCATTTTCATAGGTATCAATATTTTTAAATTCTGATTTGGTCTCAATAATTTTATTTAATTTTTCTAAATATTTTAGTGTATCTTTATATGAAGATACATATTTAGTAATATTTGATAGTTTAATTTTTTTAAATTTTTGACTTGAATATATTGATTGTTTAACTGGAATTATATAATTATTAATAGTAATAATATATAAACATCTTTGTGAAATAGAATCATATACAATATTTTTTGGTGTATATTTAGAATCATATTTTTCTATTTTCTCTAATAATTGAACTGTTTGTTTTGTAGTTAAAATATTCCAATTTTTAGTGTTAATTGCTCTTGATGTATATTGTTGAGTACAACTTTTAAGATACCATTCTTTTATAACTTCCATTAATTCAGAGAAATTAGTATCTTTTGGATTAAAGAAATGAACCAAATTTAGTTTTCCTTTACTTGGTATTTTATAAACAATTGATTCATATGTTCTATCAGGATATTCATAAATAAATATAAATGGTTTATCATTACTATAATAATCTTCTATGAAAATATCATTTAAACATTTAATAAACATTTTCCCTAAATTTATATTATTACTAGGAAGTTTATGAGGTGTTTGTTGAAATAATACAATATTTAATCCATCTCTATGAATAACACCTGGTTTAGATATTAAATCAATAATATATTTTTTATCAAATTCAACAGCATCATAATCCGGAGTTCCAAGAAAATTTATAAATTCTCTAATAATATGGTCAATATTAATTGATACATTTTTATATTGCCTAGCACCATGATGTTTCTTTTCAACAATTGTTTTAAATTTAGCATATATTTTTCCTTGATTTAAGAAAGATATTACTTCTTTATTATCTTTTAAATAATTACTTAAATGTGTAATTAATTCATTATATGTTTTATTAGTATATTGTAAAATAACAGAATAAAATCCTCTTTCAGTGGATAAATCTTTACCAGAACATAAATTTTCTTCATTATATTTAATACATCTATTATTACCTTGTAAAACAAAACCAGGTGCTTTATGGACGTTGGCATTAAAATTTTTATCAAAATCAGTATAATGATTAAATAATAAATGTAGTCTTGTTGGTAATTTGCCGAATGTAAGGTCTAAATTAGTATTATTATTAGTTGATATATAATTATCAATCTTAGTATCTAATGATAACATTTCATCATATGTTTTTTTATTAATCAATTCTGTACAATATAATAAATTTCTTTTAATTTTTTTATTAATTCCAGTAAAACAACATGGATGACAAGCATTTTTTCTAATTTCATCTTCAGTAATTTCTACTTGTTGTCCACTTTTACTTGATTTATTAAAATGTATATCTAAAAATCCAGGATATTTATTTGCTTTTTTGTCTGGATTAGGACATTTTATTACTTTACCTTGCCATTCCAAAATATGTCCATTAGGTTCTCCTTTTTTTGATTTTCCAACTGGTTTCATAATATTTGCTAAACGATCATTATAAGCTTCATGGTCATACGGATTTACTACAGTTCCAATTTTACTTTCATCTCTATATTTTAAATTATTAAGTCTATAACTATTAAAATAATGATCAATCTTTTGCTTTAATTTTTTTTTATCAGCAATTTTAAGATTAGTTATACCACTTAAATATGACCAAATTAATTTACATTCTTTTTTTTGCCAACCAGGTGGGTTTCTTCCTTTACTTTCTTCTGCTGTTTTTGGAAAAGTATTTGATTTCCAGACATGATATTTTAATAAGTCATCTATTTTTTCAATAACTTCAACTTTTTTAAGATGTTTAAATCTTTTTTTTATTGCTTTTACTGCTGTAGTTAAACCATAATATTTAATAAATAATTTTCTTAATTTTTCATTCCATTTATTTTTATTATAAATTTGAAGAATAATTTCTTTAAATTTGTTATTTTTGTTTCTTTGAGTTGGTAATGTCTTCTTAATACTTGTTATTTTTTGTCCTAAATAAAGTAATATTTGAATTACTTGTTTATCAGTCCATTCTGTTTGATCTTCATAATCATCAATCCATCTACTTGGGTTGATTTCTCTTGAATTTATTATAATATAATATTTTATTTCGTTTAATTTTTTTATATATTCATCTTTCTTTTGCTCATATTTATCTAATCCTGTATCTTCTGCCTGTTTTGTATATTTTTGTATTTTTTTCTCAAATTTTGCTAATAATTCTTGATGTTCATCTTGTTCTTCAGAATCTATATAACCACCACTTTGAACGGTTTCATTTAATGCGCTATGTTCTTTTATAGTTAAAATTTTAGGAGCATGTTTATTTGTTTTAGCTGCTGTACCAACAGGTTGTCTATTTACAGCACAACGTTTAGCATATAAATTTCTATTTAAATCAACTTTTGTATTACAGTATGGACATTGAGTTGTTGTATGTTTAATTTTAGCACCACAATTTGGACATTTAGTTGTAATATCAAATGCTTGTTTTAAACGTTTTAAGTAAGTATAACCAGTAATTTTATGAATTGTTTTTTCTTCTTCTTCCATAATACTATCATATTGATTATCTAATTTGTCATAAATTTTTCTAAAATATTTAATTGTTTCATAATTATAATCTTTCTTTGAAAGTTTTTCTCTATATAAAATATGATATATCAGATATACTAATTTTTGAGAAAAATCTGATAAATATTCCCATTGATCAAAACTTTTAAATCCCATAATACACCATTGATATGCTTCATCAATCTCATCATGACATTTATTTTGAACACAACGTTTAAAATGTGATTTACTTAACTGATATAAAATACCAGCATTCTTTAATTTTTTACCATAAATTTTTTCTTTTGTTAAATCCCAATTATGATAAGTAATAACTGCCTGTGAAGGTGTTATATGAAAATGTTTTTGTAATGCTTGAATTAATTCATCTTTTTCATAAGATTTTAATTCATCTCTATCATCACCATCATCTGCTTCTTGTAAAATTGCTTCAATTTTTTCAGAAATAAAATTATGTAATAAAATATCTTTCTTAGATCTTGCTTCATAATTTCGTTGATGTTCTAATCTTAAAAATCTAAAATTCATAATATTTCCTTTTGTTGAATTATCTAATTCAATATATGGATACAACATACGAATTAAAGTTTTATTTCTAATATCATCATAACTTATAATTCTATTAATTACAATAGAACTATTAATTGAATGAATATCAACATTTGATTTTGGATCATCCCAATTCTCTATATCTGTACTTGCTGTCTTAATTTTTCTATTGGCTGGAGAAATACCTAAATTACCAATATTATAAGAATTCAATTTATTAATAAAACTATTAACTGATTTAATAATTTCTCTCATTTGATTTTTATCAATGTAAATACGAGCATCTCTTGATAAATTTATAGTAAACCAAACACTTTTATGCGAATGTAATTGAACTTGCATATAAATATCTTTATTTATTGTTTCACCGTCAACATCTCTGATTGTTTTTGGAATTTGAATTCTAAATTGGACGACATCAGGCATTTCAATATTCCATTTCAATTTTTTATGAATACCTTTTTTTTTAATTGTTTGTGTCATCTTTTGAAGTAATTTAGATTCTTTTGGTAAATAAGTTACTAAATATGGAACTATTTTATCTGGTTTAAATAAATGCATAACATTAGTTAAATTAAGATAATTTGGTTTATTTGCTATATCTAAAGGTCTATTAATTTCAAACCAAATTTTATGTGTATATTGTTCTAATCCTAATTGTTTCTTGAAAGAAGATGGAATATCAATTTCTTTAAATTGAGAAATAATTTTATTATAATTTTGAATAGCAAATTTCCAATTACTTATTTTTTCATATAAATAATATGTATCTTTTTTAGTATAATGATATTCATAATTTTCAAAATTAATATATGGCCAATAAATTTTACTAAAAACTTTTAAATCTTTATTTAAATTATCTTTTATTAAACTTAGTTTACTTTTTACATGTTTAAAATTATCATTATTTATTAAAAAATTATAATATAAATAATAATCAGGAAAATATGCCATATTAATTTCATATGAACTAGAATTTTCATTAATAAGATTATAAAATAATGTATTAAAATCTATTCGATTTTTATCAACTAATGATTCGTTTTGGTAAATGGATGATAATAATTCATATCTTTTTCTTTTTAAATCTAATAATTTTTTTTTTAGAATATTTTCTTTACCATCACCGATTTTTAAATCAAAATCATTAATTGTTTTAGTATATTTTCTCAATAAAGAATAGTTATTTTGTTCTTTATTTTGTAGTGTTCTTAAAATATTAGAAGTATATTTTCCAAGATCATTATTTCTTCTACTACTTAAACGTTGTATCTGAT